CCCGTGACGATCGACGCCGTGTTCAGGACGAGATTGACGGTCGCGGTGCCAGCGCTGCCGTCGAGCTTGCGGACGTTGGCGGACGTGGTGAACGAGCACCACGTGCAGGTCCCCGTCGCGTCGGCCGACGAGTCAGCGGTGATGGTGTTGGCCGACGCGCTCCCGCCTGACGCCGACGCGAATCCAGTCGCCGACATCGCGAGGTCGGCGAGCAGCACCTGGGCACCGAGCGCGGTGTCGGCGTCGGTCGGCTGGCTCGAGTCGTACCACCTGAACTTGGGGTTCGAGCCGAGGTTGCCGAGCGCCGCGTCGATGGCTGCGTTTCGGGCCGCGACGGCCGTCTTTGGGTTGAGAGCCATGGTCAGATCCTTTCGTGATCGATATGCCCGTCGCGGCCAACGTGGACGCGCGAGACGAGATGCAGCATCGCGTGCGCTGCTGGCGTTGGGTTGGCGGTGAGCCAGTCGCGCTCGCGCGTGACGGCGGCGTATCCGTATTGCGCGAACACGAGGCCAGCGCGCTCCAGTCGCTCGACGGACTCAAGCGGCGCTGGGACGAATGTTTCAGTGGGCGCCGCGGCGATCTTCTCCAGCCACCCGAAGTCGGCCGGAGTGATGCCGAGCATTGCCTGCACCGTGCGCGTGCCTACGTAGCCGCGGGCGCCGACGACGCGCGAAGGTTCCTGTGCAACGCGGACGAGCATCAGGTCGGGCTCGGGCGTGTCTTCACGACGAACCGCTCCGGATCGGACACGCGCCGCTCCGTGCCGCCGATGGTGGCGAAGGCGACCCACTCGTACTCACCAGCCGCGTCGAAGTCGCCGCTGACCAACGTGTGCCGAAACACGGCAGCCGTTGCGCTCGTGGACGACACGATTCCATCCCACCATTCGGTCTCGCCGCCCGGGTGGCGCACGGCGAAGCGCACGGATGAAACGAGCGTCGGATCGGGCATCAGCGTGCCAGCGGCGACTGTCATCTGCGCATAGAACGGCGAGACGTCGCCGACGTATCCGACTCGGTTGTCACTCATCGTGTCACCGTGCGAACGAGTGCAGGAACTGAATCAGCGGCGTGACCCTATCGGGCCCAGCCGCGCCGAGCGCCACAAGCGTCAGCACGATTACCGTAACCACGGTTCCAAGGCGGATGCGGGCGGCGAACGCCGCGCGGTCGGCTTTGGCGATAGCGGCGTCGGCGGCTGCCTTGGCCTTTGCGATCTGCTCGTCCTGCTGCACGTCCGCAATCTCGTGCTGGCTCCCGCGTCCCTCTAGGCGCGACAGGGCGGCGATGATCCGGCCGTGCATCTCTTCGGATTGGTCGAGTCGCACGGACAGCCTGTTGACCGACGACGACAATACGGACACCGCGTCGGTCAGGGTGGCGTGCGTCTTGTTCGCGGCGCGGATGTCGGTGACAGCGGCGTCGGCCTTCGCTTCGAGCCGGACCAGCATCTCGGCAATCGACTCGTACCGCTGCTCGTCCTCATGGCTGCGCACGAGCGCGGCCTGCGCCATCTCGCGTGCGAGCGTCGAGCGCCCGCTGGGCTCGTCGTCGTCGTGGCCGTTGCGGGTCACGGGCGTGGACTCCACGGCGCGCGGGGTCGTCATCACGACACCGGATCCGTGGAGATGATGATCAGGTCCGAGTACCTGTTCCGCGCGAACGTCCCGGAGAACGGCGCCGCGAGCCAGTTGGCGTAGGTGTCGATGTCCGCGCAGCTCGGGTAGTTCGCCGCGGTCGCGCTCGGCCACGGGTACCACTGATTCCACTCAGCGCCCGATCCGTCATAGCGGAAGTCGTATCCGCCGCCTCCGGCGAATCCCCACGACGTGCCATCTGTCAGCAATCGGATCTGGCCGCGCGTGACAGACGGGCCGACCGTGACGATGTGGTGCCCGCTCCCGAAGAGCGAGTAGGCCACCGAGCAGTCGATGACGTGGTCGTCGCCGCCGATGTCGAAGATCCCGCCGTTGCTCGCGACGTTGCAGGCGCAGACGTCGGCGATCGCGACCTGCGCCTTGCTTTCGAGAATCAGGAACGAGCGGAAGTAACAGGACGCGAGGCTCGCGTAGCACCCGTTCGCGATGGTCGTCGGCCCGATGATTCCGCACTTGTAGAGGACCCCGCTGTCCCCCTCGCTCGCGTCGTTCTGCCCGACGTTGGCGATCGCGTTCGTCGTCTTGAAAGCGCACGTGGTCGCCGCGCTGCCCTGCCCGAGCCGCACGCCCGAGAGCTGGCAGCAGCGGAAGACAACGCCGTCGAGCCGCGCCGTGCGCTTGGTCTCGTCGCCCATGTGCACAGCGCAGAGCGCGATGTAGATGGGAGCGCCGCCGATCACGCGGATGCCCGTCACCTCCAGCGGCGCGAGGCTGACCTTGCGCATCACGTTGGACGCCTCGGGGTTCGCCGCGTTGTCGCCGCCGAGCGAGTCGGTGCCGGGCTGCACGTGCGCGCGCTCGGGGACGCCGACGTCGACAAAGCCGACGACGTGGTAGCAGTCGCCGCCGTTGACGTTGTCGTTGCGGACGATGTCGCCCTGCGCCCACGTCAGGGACGCGGTCATCGTGACCGACTGGATCGCGTTCGTGGCCGCGTCCTGCGCCACCATGGAGTCGACGGTGAAGGCCGTGTTGACGTTCGGGTCCGCCTCCCACCCGACGAACGAGACCGTGACGGCGCCCGTGCCGGTGTGGAACGTGATGTCGGGGAGCGTGTTGCCGACGTAGTTGTTGCCCACGTGGACGGTGATGGCGCGCGCCACGTGCCACACGCCGTCGGGCGCGACGCGGCGGAACAACTCGCGCAGCGTCTTGATCGGGTGCGTGTCGTCCGCGCCCGTCGCCTCGTCGCTGCCCGCGTCGGGGTCGACCCACCATTCGGGCTGCAGCTCGTAATACGGATTGCGGACGAGCTCGCGCTGCCAGACGTGGCCGTCCGTGTAGCCGGCGATGCGCTCGTGCGCGGTCAGGCCGGTGCCGTCGCCGGTCTGCAGATGCCACGCCGAGCGGTGCGACGCGACGTAGGCCCTGGTTCCGTTCGCGAGCGAACCGGTGTCCGCCGCAGTCAGCGCGGATTCGGTGGCCGCGAGGATCGCAGCGCCAGGGGCGCCTGCATTCCTGGCGACCGTGTTCCACGCCTTCGTGTAGCCCGTTTCGGCATCGGCCTCTTGCTGCTCGCCGACTGCGATCTCCTGGTTCCCAGCGCTGTTGAGCACCTTGATCGCCATCGCGCGATCCAGCGTGCCGTCGCCTGCTCCGGTCTGAAGGTTGACGCCGCCGTTGACGATGCACCGGAGCAGCCACGCGCCGCCCGTCTTCGGCACGGAGAACGAGCACGACTTGTCCGGGTTCGTCGTGACGGTCGGGAGCGCGTCGTAGTGGACGTCATCCGCACTCGTAATCACCCACTGGACCGCGCCAACGCCTGCCGTGCTGGCGAGCTTGGCCTTGCACGCGTAGGTGCCGCTGGATACGTACGCGAGCGCGTTCGCATCGGCCATCGGCGTGTCAGCGTCGAGGTAGGTCGACCCGTTGTCGGACGAGAGCTGGAACGAGGCGGATGCCATGCGGGTAGACCTCGGCCGCCGAGTGCGTAGACTCGGGGCATGGGACGTGTGGTCGTGGTGCTCGCGCTCGCAGGCGCGGCGTGCAGCGGGTCAGGCAGCGAGAGCAGCGGAACGAGCCACCTGGCCGGGCTCTTCGCGGGCAACGGCGGCGAGTCTGGCCAGGCTGGCGCGTCTTCCGGCGCAGGAGGCGCTACGGCGGGCCAGGCGGGCTCGGCTGGGTCCGTGGCTGGCTCATCCGGGACCGGGGGCGCATCGGGCCTTGGCGGGTCGCCTGCTGGCTCGGGTGGGACGTCGGGCGCTGGTACGGGTGGCGTTACCGCTGGCGCTGGTGGCGCCGGGGTTGGCGGTTCGGCCGGAGTAGGCCCCGCCGGTGCCTCTGGCTCGGGAGCCGGAGGTCAGGCGGGTGGGCAAGTCGGTGGTGCCGCTGGCGCCGGGATGGCCGGCGCGGGGTCAGGCGGTGCGCCTGGCGGGCAGGGTGGCGCGGGTCAGGCTGGAGGCGGCGCGGCGGGCGCTGGTGGTGATGGGAAGTGGCATCCCACGAGCGTCTTCGTCTGCAAGCCGTCGCTCCCGGCGAAGTACGCGTGCGAACCGAAGGGCTTCCTGTGCGTGACGATCACCTACGATACGAAGGCGCACGCGGAGGCGTGGTTCGTCGACAACTGCCCGACGTCACCAGACGTCTTCGGTGTTCTCAACTGCGACAACGAGTACTGTTCGGCGTGCTGCGACAAGCTTCCGACGCCGTTACTTCCAGCCCTTGGTGACGAGCGTGAACCACCCCGGCGACTTGTTCGCGGGCGCAGTCGCGCTCGTCTTGAACTGAACCGCGTCCCGCCACGCCTTCGCAAGCCTGGCCATGTTCGAGTCCGACCACATCCCAGCGTGATAGTGCGCCCCCCATGCTGCCGAGCCGTGCACCGTGGCGTCGGCAGCATGAGATTCCATCGTCAGGAGGCACTGTTCGGCCGTCCGCTCAATACTCTCCCAATCACCGGCGTTGCAGCGCTGGATCTGGACAAACGTTTTGGCGGAGTGCCAAAGCGTTCCCGGTGCCGTCTCGTCGGGCTTCAGGTTCGCCATGTGGTGCTCGATGCTGAAGGCGAGCGCGTTCAGCGCGTTGGCGATGTCGACCGGGTCCGAGTACAGCGTCGGGCCAACGGCGTTGTCCGTGTCGGCCGCGGCGTGCGGCTTCGTGTTCGTCGTGCGGAGGCGATGGTTTCGGTACAGCGACGCGAGTGCGTTCGTTTGCGTGCAGAGGTGCTGCGCGTCGCCCGGGAATGGCGTCTCGAGCCAAACGAACGCCGTGCCGTCTACCGGCGTGACGGGGCCCGTCGTCGTTGACCAGTGCACTGGCGAGACGGGGCCACCAAGGATCATGTGCGCATTCAGCTGGTCGTAGCAGTCGCGCCACAGGTCGGATGCCGTCGGGAAGTCTGTCGCTGTCGGCGCCGTGATGTTGCTCGTGCTGTCCGCGATGTTGTGGACCGTGCCCGTTGTCGCAAAGTGCGCCGTGACCTTGGTCTTGAGCAGGTTCAGCAGCGTAATCGCGCTGGCCAGGTCGCTGGCCGAGCCGCCAGCCGCGTTGACCGTGTCGGTCGTCGAGTGCGTTGTGAAGTCGGTGGCCATGCTCAGGTGGGTATTCCACCTGGTGTTGAGCGCCGTGATGTTCGACAGTGTCATCGTCAGGCCATCCGACACCGAGTACGCCAGGCCAGCCCTGGAACGGATCGTATTCAGCGCCGCACGGACGTCCTGATGCGTGACCGCGAGCTTCGCGATCGGGGTCTGCGCGGGCTTCAAGACGACGCGCTTCTCGGGCTCGATCAGCTGGTCGATCTGGTCGTTGTACCCGGTGATCGTGATCGTTGCAGTGTCGGGAGCGATGCCGATGCCGCGCGACCTCGTCTCCTCCACCCAATAGTCGAGCGTGACCGTCGGCGCCTGCGCGGTGCTCCCTGCGTACGCAGGAAGGGCGGCCAGCTCGTTGTCGACCTCGGCGAGCTCGCCCGTTCCAGGAACGTGACCGCCGTAGTGCGGCGTAAACGTGTAGAGCGTGATGTCGTAGGCGACGATCACGTACTTCCCCGGCACATCCGGCGTGAACTCCGCGCCCGTCGCGTTCGTCGTGAGGCGAAGTTCCTTGCGGTCGATGCCGAGCGGAAGCGGGCCCGAGTACGTCGCGTACTTCCCCGCGTTGTAATCCTCGAGAACGGCCAGCTGGTCCAGCGTGCGCACGGACGAATCCGAGGGCGCCGACTGCACGTAGAAGTAGACGACCGGCGGCGTGCTAGCGCTCGCAGGCGTGCCGACGACGGAGAGAACCGTCTTCTGGCCGACCTTGCCGACCGAGTCTTTCGCGGCGATTGCGGAGTATGTCATCCCGGCGTGAGGGCGGTGACGGTGAACGCTGCGCGGATGCTGATGATCTGGAACTCGTCGGCCACGTAGTTCCCGCTGGCGCCCGTTACCTTGATGAACAGGCGCTTACCGCCGCCCTGGTCGATCACCTCGGACAGGCCGGTAACCTCGACGTTGTGGGCGCCGTTGAAGTCGCCGACGTTGGCGCTCGCATCGGTCGCCGTCGATCCGATCTGCGTCATGACGCCCGTGGACCCGTCCACCTTGTAGACCTTGACCGTTGGCAGCGTGGTCGGCAGCGAGACAAACCCGGCTGTCGTCGTTCCGGTGACGCGAACGCGCACGGCGGTCAACGTCGCGCCGTCGATCACTGCGTCCAGCGGGAAGTCGATCGTGCCGCCCTCGTCGTGCTGCACGTACGACGGACGCGTGTAGTAGAACGCGGGGCTGACATTGTCGTACGCGGCGCCTGCCTGCGAACGGTACGCGGTGCGGCTTCCGAGGATGGGGTAGTTGGTGCCCGTTAGGCTCAGGGCGTCGGCAGGCAGCTTGACGACACCGGCGCCGCCGATGTTGAACTCAAGATCCTTCACGCCGAGGTGGAACGCAAACTCACTGTTGGCGTTGTCCGACGCGTCGAAGTTGATCTGGTGACCGCCGGGCAGCACCTGGCAGTTGCCGGCCGCCGTGGTGTCGCCGAAGCGGTTCCACGCGTAGAACTGGCCGTCGTCGATCGCATTGACCTCGGCGGCCTGAAGCTGGTCGCCGGTGCTCTTCGGCGTCGCCCATGCGCGCGCTGTGGTGTGGCTCATGGATTCCTTACAGGGCCGTCAGCCCGAGCTGTGAAACGCCGAGATAGAAGCCGGCGGCGACCTGTCCAGGTGCCCACTGCGAGAGCACGGCGGACATCCACGCGGGCAGCATGTCGTCCAGCGTCGTCAGCGCCTTGGATCGCAGGTCGTCGATCAGATCCTGCGGAGTGTTCGGCGGAGGGAGAAAGCCCACGTTGATGATCGCGAGGCCCGTTCGCCAGGGCTTCGACGCGTCGTACTCTCCGGGGTAGTCGGCGGAGAACGTGAAGGTGTTGGTTGCCCAGTAGGCGTGCACGTTGCCGGCCGGGACCTTCCCGGCGTAGTGCACGTCGGTGATGTCGTTCTCGAAGACGCCCTGGAACCAGCTACCGAAGATGCCGCCCATGGCGAGCGAGACCTGATCCAGCGTCGTCGACGTGTACGAGACCACCTTGGCCTTGACTGCGAGGCGACGGCTCCGCAGCGAGGCATCGGGCACCACGTGGATACCGAAGATGCGCTCGGCGCGCTCGAGCGGCGAGATCAGCTCCGTGATACCCGTTTCCGGGTCCTTGACGGGCCGCTGCATGGCCGAGAGCTTGAGCGGGTCGCGCTGGTTCACGCGGCGCGCGGTCTCCCGAGCGGCGACGCCGAGCAGACGGGCGGCCGTCTTGTTTTCGATGTCGACCTCGGTACCTTCGCCGCCGTTCAACGCGGTAACGCGCCCGTTCTGCATCGACCGATAGAACGCGTCGATGCGCGCCCCCGGCCTGCCGCCGAACTTCAGCGGAAACGGTGCCTTCCAGCCGAACGTGCCCATGTAAGAGCCAGATCACCGTGAACTCGGTGCAGTCGGCAGCGGAGCCGGCGGCGTCCCACGTGCGCACGGTGATCACGTTGGACGCGGTAGCCGCTGCGGTCGGGGAGATGAAGCTCGTGCTGTTGTACGCGCTGACTCCGACGACGGCACGCACGTTCGTCGAGTGCGACTCGGGCGTGTCCTGCAGGTCGTTGTACGACGCTGCCCACGTGAGCGTGTAGAGGCCGGCGGACGTGCGCGCGGCGGTTGGCGCGACGGGAGCGGTGTCGCCCCACACAGCGCCGTGCGCAGCAAGCGTGATGACGCCGCCGGATACCGTGCAGCGGGCCCATGCGCGGCCCTGCGTGTAGGACGCCATGACCGCCTGCGTGATGAGGCGGTTGGCGTACGACGCGTCCATCTCCGTCTGCGGATCGACGACGCCGTCCTCATTCAGGAAGACGCCGCCGAACGTGTCAACGGTGGCCGTATCGGGAAGCAGCGGTGTGGTCATTCTTCCTCAGGCCGGGTAGACGGCAAAGTGCTTCACGCGCCACACGTTGGGCGCGCTCGTGACGGCTCCAGGGACCGACGGCTCCAGCGGGAGCGTGTAGCCCGTCGACCCGTTCAGCGCGAAGTAGCTGGCGTTCTGGATCTCTCCGTACGTCGTCTGCACCGCGGTCAGCTGCCGCGTCGTCAGGCCGCTCGGGAATCCGTCGATGGCTCGAGGATGCCGGTACGCGCGCGGGAGCACGTCGACGTCGCTGGTCTTCTCGCCAGGGGCGAGAACGGCGACTTCGGCCATGAACGTGTCGGCGTACTTCGCGCCACGCTCCGATGCGGGAAACACGTGGTCGCCCGCCGTTACGCTAGAGAGCGCGCGGTCCAGGTTGATCGTGTACGCGCCAGACGCGCCGGAGTGGCTAACGACGCGCGCCAGGAGCACTTCGCGATTCGTGCTGTCGAAGATGTGGATCCACGCGCCATCCGTGGGGACCGTGGTGCTGTTCACCACGAACGAGTCCGAGTCGGTGACGCTCGACACCGTGACGGCGCCACCGGCGAGCGCTGGAGGCCAACGGACCGTGTTCTTGTCGATCCATCCGCCGCCGCTCCCGCCCTGTACCACCGGGTTCGGAAGGGTCAGCTTGAGCACGACGGACAGATCCTCGTGCGTCACGGTCGTGATCGTCGTGTCGGCAAACTCGGGCGCCTGGAGGACCACGCCTTGCGCGATGGCCGTCGTCAGCGCTGCCGTTCCCGCGCGCTGGTAGTCGTTGTCGCGCGTGCCTTCGATCGTGTACGCGGCGTGAACGGTCCCGGGACCCTGCGCGGCGGGATAGACGTAGGCGTTCTCGACGCTCGCCGACGTGTCCTCGATCCAACGCTGGTAGTGCGCCCAGGACCCGCCATTCTGCGGCTCGCGCAGGCGCTTCAGGAGCCTCTTGCGCAGCCTGGAGTCCGTGTCCGCGGGTTGGCCGTTGGTCAGGCCGCCGGCGCCCACCACGCACGTTGTGGCGCTGCCTGCGGGCGGCTGCGTCCACGTCAGCGTCTCGCCTTGCGCCAGGTTGGTCGCCGTGCCCGTGTCGATGCCGATGACGCCGACGTCCGAGCCGGTCGGGACCGTCGAGACGACCACGACGCGGTACCGCTTGCCGTTGCTGGCGGCGACGAGCTCCTGGCCCGCCGCGTACGTCACGACGCCCGTGCAGGTCACGACGACGTTGCCTGAGGCGCCAGCGCCTGACGAGCGAGTCAGCCCGTATACGCCGCACAGGGCATCCAGGTCGTCACTGATCGCGGAGTCGGGAGACGTCGCGTCTTCCTTCAACCGGCAGTTGGCCAGAACGACGGCGAGCGGGGTTGCGAACGCGGAGACGGTGGCCCAGCGGTCGCCGCCCTTCTGCGTCGCCGCCTGCGCGCTCGAGACGGGCACGCCGTTTTTGACGAGGTGCTGACGGAAGAAGCGCAGGGCTCCTTCGGTGACGCTCTCGATCGTCGGATAGTCGCCCGTTGTGGTCGCCATGTCAGGTCACGATCGCGGTAGCGGTGCGACGGTCCGTCGCGGCCCCGCCGATGGTCTGGTTGACGGTCAGATCGCGCCACGAGACGACTCGGAAGAGCGCGTTGCCCTGGGCCTGGATCTGCACGTCGAGGATCTGGACGAGCCCCTTGCTCGTGTACGGGCGAAGCGCGTCTTCGACGTTCCCGCGCACCGTGGACAGCTCGGGGATGGTGCCCGCGACGTTGGTGCGGTCGCCGAGCGACGACGCGAACGGGAGCCGGTCGGGGCGCTCGGTTAGGGCGATGATGACAAGCTGCTCCTGTGCCGTCATCGCCTCGTGCTCGTAGGCCGTGGTCGTGTCGTCGGTGGCGTAGTCGCGGGCGACCAGATCGATCTTCCGGCACGCGACGATGTCCGTGTTCTGCGTGTAGCCCTGCGAGCCGGGCACGGGCAGGCCCAACGGCGTACCGGTGCCGGCGGAGGACGTGCCTCCTGGCTGAATGCCGAATCCGGTCATGGTGGGCCTGTTGCGGGGTTGGCCTCCAGAAGATCCAGAGGGCAGGTGGGGAATGCTGGAAGGGGCAGCGACGGGAGTGACGGCGGGATCTGCAGGCTCGGAAGCCCGATCGATATCCCAGGAAGCCGCAAGGCCAGGTTCAGGCTGAACGTCGGGATGGGCAGTCCGGGGAGGGCCGGTGGAATGGCGATCGACGGAAGACCGATCGATATGCCCGGGAGCCTGATGTTCAGGTTCAGGCTAAGCGATGGGAGAGGCAGCCCAGGAATGGCCGGCGGCAGTGCCAGGCTTGGTGGACCCGGGATGGGCAGCCCGGGGATCTTGCATCGCGTCGCCACGTCTCACCGGATGGTTAGGTAGAATACATGGCAACGACGATTTACATGCTCGTGGACCCGCGCGACGGCTCTGTCTTCTACGTTGGTCAAACCAAGAGAAGTCTTCGCCAGAGGATGCCCAAGCACAGGTCCGTAGACAGAACGAACACCACCCAACTTGCCGCCTTCCTGGCGGCTATGCTGGCCACCGGAACGAAGCCAAACGGCGTCGAGTTGGAGACGGTGCCAGACGCTAACGGGGACGCTGCTGAGACGCGCTGGATCGCGAAGATGCGCGCCGCCGGCTGCAAGCTGCAGAATCGCAGCACTGGCGGGCCTGGCGGGAAGGGCGTTCGCCACACCGATGCCACCAGGGCTAAGATGTCGGCAGCTCACACGGGGAGGAAGCAGAGCCCGGAGGCGGTGGCCAAGGTCGCCAGCGCTCTTCGCGGCGTGCCCAAGTCTCCGGAACACAGGGCGAAGCTCTCTCGCGCCAACCAGATCGAGTCTCTTTCGCGTCCGTTGTCCGGCAAGAACACGTCTGGGTATCGCGGCGTGACCTTTGACAAGTCACGTGGGAAGTGGGTGGCGCTGGCCACCGTCAACCACAGGCACATCAACATCGGCCGCTTCAACAGCCCCATCGAAGCAGCGTACGCCTACGATGACGCGATCCGTGCCGCCTTTGGAGACGCCGGAAGCTACAACTTCCCCCGCCCCGGCGAGCGTGACGGTCGTAATCCCAGGATGTACGGGATGGGCACGGCAGCGCCCGATCCTGTCGTGAGCGGCTTGGTGGGCGACGGCCCCAACAGCACGGAGCCCGACCGCAGCCAGGCGGCCGTCTTACTGATCGTCTGGAAGGAGCCATTGCCTAGCGCGATGGCTCCACCGTCCTTCGTGAATACCTGAAAGCCGTTCTTCCCGAGTTCGATCTGGCCGAACTCGTTGAAGATGAGGATGGTGCCGTCCTTCTCAACGGAGATCCCGGCGTCAACCTCGGAGCCAATCTGGTGGATCGCTATGCTCCCGTCCGCGTTGCATCGTACCGAGTTCTTCCCGACACTCCAGAGGGCGACGTCGCCGTCGTTGAGAGCCCCATGGCAGTCACCGCCGCGCGTGTCCCGCGTTGCGATGACGTGGCGCTTCCCGCCAGCCGTGTACGTGATGGCCTGGCAGACGGCGCCGGCCTTCGGCGATGCGGGTCGGTAGCTGAGCCCGTACGCGCCCCAGACGTCGGCGGCAAGCTCCACTTGCCCGTCCGACTCGCCAGCCGCGCGCAGTGTGCACGTCACGACCTCGGCTTCGCCGCCGGTGTCGCTCGAGCCCCACTTGGTCTCGCTGATGTCGTACCAATCGAGATACATGGGTCAGCCTTGCGATTGCCAGTAGGAGACGTCGCCGATTGCCCACGTGCCCGTCTTGCCGGGAGCCTTCTTTCCGACGTCCTTCGCGGCGTCTGGATACGTCTCCACGGTCTTGATCGACTCTTCCGCCTGCCAGTCGAGCACCAGCGTGTTCAACGGAATCAGCTTCAGGTCCGTGGTGGAGCCAGCGCTACGCGACTTGCGGAACGTCCGCGACTCCACCCACATGTTGCCGTCGGTGCCGGTCTTCTCGTCGTGGACCGACGCGACGGCGTTCGTGTTGTACACGTTGCCGTTCGAGCGATCCGAGAAGCCCGCCACGGTGCACTGATAAGCAAGGAAGTTGCGCATCTTCTTTGCCAAGAACAGCCGCGCGATGCGCTCCGCCTGCTCTTTGCTCGTGGCGTCTCGGTCGGTGATGTACGCCGGCACGAAGTTGGTCACGAACGGATTGCTCGCCATCCCCTTGATTGCCGCCTTCTGCGCGGAGCCAGCGGCCACGCCGAGGACGAACACGTGGGACGGCACGTCGGTCTCGCTCTGCCGAAGGGCGCCGCGGAGGATGTTGTTTCCGGCCCCCTTCCCGCTCGCACTGCCCGGGTCGTGGTAGCGCGCCAGCGTGTAGCTGGGCGGCTGCTCGTAGTCGGGCCCGCCGATGACGACGCCCTTGCCGTCTTGCGACGCCCACAGCCAATAGCCGTAGTGCTGGAGGATGCGCGACAGGTACGTGAACGCGCCCTCGTTCGCGTGCGGCTTGATGTCCTTGATCGTCAGGTCGCGCTTGTGGCGGGACTCGTACTTCTTCTTCTTGCCGCTCTTCGCGCCGATCGCGATGTCGCTGGCAATGTCGCTCTCGAAGATGACGTACGACTTGGAGAACTGCTTGAAGACGACGAGCTCCACGAGCCCGGCGAGCGTGGTCTCCTTCGGTACCGACATGTTCGGGTCGATGTTGCCGGAGACGATCGGCGCCAGGATGTCGCGCCCGCTCACCGACACCTTGGACCCGCCGCGGTCGCACGACACCTCGACGGTATCGACGAAACCAGTGAACTGCACCTTGTCGTTGACGAGGATCTGAATCGCCGCCCCGTTCCCGTCACGCGGGAACGTTGCAATCTCTTTTGCCAGGTCCGGGCCAGCGACTTCCGCGCCGGCCTCGAGCTGGAACGAGTCGCACGGCGTCAGGAACTCGCTCGAGATGGTCACCGATTCCCAGTTGGTGAACTCCTTCCCCGTGGAGATGTTCACCACCTTGATCGTGTCGAGGTCGCTCATGCGTACACGAAGACTGACGACCCGGCCGCGATGGTCGGACCGTCGGCAGCGAGCGGGTTTAGCTTGAGGAAGGCGTCCACCGGCGTGGCGAAGAAGCCCGCGACGATGTCCGCGCTCGTGGTGCTCTGCACGACCGCCTGCGTGATGGGCCGATTCTTCGACGCCGATTCCTGCGAGAGCTGCAACAGGGCGTCGATCACCTTGTCCAGCGCGAGGATTGCTTTGACCGTCGTGGCCGGGTTGCCGTTGGCGATCAGCGTGTCACGAAGCTCCAGCATCCCGCCAAGGTACGCGTCGATGGTGCCCGTAAGATTGCCGACACCGAGCTTGAACTGCTGAAACGCGCCCTGAAGCTGCTTCATGCTCTCGAGCAGCGACGGCGAGATGCTCTCGGGGTACTCGGGAATCGGATCGATGTCGCCGGTGGCGTCGTCCAGGTCGCGCGCGCTGGCGATGGCGGTACCCATCGGCGACGGCTGCTTCAGCAGCGCGTCCAGCTCAGCCTCAGCGGCGGGCGACTCGACGAAGGACACCTCGACGTCGACGCCGTCGCGCTTGCCGGGATCGCACGCGGTCTTGTGCGACTTGCACTTGACCTTGATGGGCCCGAGTTCGGGATGCACGAGGTCGCCCGTCGTGCCGTCGCAACACGCGGCGATGAACTGCCGCCAGTTGTTGGGATACTCCGGCAGCGACGACGTTCCCGAGCCGGTGATCCCGTTGCGGAAGTATGCCGTAAACGAGAAGCGCATCGGGTTGCGACCCGTGTGCTCCATCAGGCCGGCGGGGCGGTCCGGGAACTTATGCTCGGCGATGTCGTGATCGCCCTCTATCGCCCACGGGCCGCAGTGGAACTCGATGCCGCGCCACTTCGGCTGGATCATCAGCGCGAGGACGTCGAGGTCAGTCTTCGGAGTGCGCGCCATCAGTTGCCCGTAATCGGCTGGGAGGTGGCGTCGCGGCCGCCCGTCTTCGGCATGTCGCTCCAATTGCCGATGTTGATGACGGCACCGGCCTGGATCGCGACTTCGCTACCGGGTGCAAGTGTGATGGGCTTGTCGAGCGCGGCGATCAGCTCGGCTTGCATCTTCCCGCCTTCGACCTGCGCATTCATGTCCTGCTGGTCGCCCAACACGCCCTGGTAGACGCCGCGACCGATGGCGGCGAGCGGGTGGGCAGACGCGATGTTCTCTGCCGAGAAGTCGCCGGCCGCGAGCCCGCGGTAGCCTGCCGTCGCGCCCTCGAATGCGTGCCCCAGGAAACCCTTGTCGGTGTCTTCCTGGTTCATCAGCTTCATGACCATCATCTCGGCATCGGCGCGGTCCTGTGCGGTCGCGTCCTTCGACGAAACGCGGGATAGGATGTTGATGCCTTCCGACTGCGATCGGTTCTGCTCGGCCTGCTGCTTGTCCAGGTCCGCGTTGGCGCCCATGGCCGTCAGGGATCCGATGGTTACGCCCAGCGCGGCGGCTGCCCCAACGCCGGCGCCGGTAGGCGTAGCCACCGACTTCGCCAGCGACGTAACGCCCACCGTCGCAAGCTCCTTGGCAACGAAGGCGGCGATGACACCAGCGATGGCGCCCACCGGGTTGTTGGCGGCGCTCTCCACGAGCTTCGCGAGACCAGCGCCGGCCTTCTCGGCCGCGGGAGCGAGTTTGGCCAACTCGGGCATGACCTTCTCGGTCGTGTTCGACACGGCCTGATCAAACTTCTGCTGCGCCTCGATGCCACGCGCCGCCGTGGTGCCCTTGACCTTGGAGGCGTCTTCCTCGATCTGCGCCTGGGTCATCATCGTCTTGCGAAGCATGTCCGTCATGGCTTCGCTGACAGCCGCCCGGCCCTTCGCTACCGACGCCTTGTCCGACTTACCGCCAGTGGCCTCACGGAAGATCTGCGAGAAGCCCTCGACGGCTCGCTCGCCCATCACGTTGCCCCACATCTGCTTCATCTTGGTGAGGTCGCCGCCCGTGTTGGACAGCGAGTCCATGATGATCTCTTCGGGGGCGCGCAGCTTCTTGTCAGCGCCGAACAGCTCCACGCCGTTCGCCTTGAACGCCTTCTGCCGCGCTGGCGTCTTCACCGTGTTGACGAACGCCGATACCGCGTTGGCCGACGTGGCAGCATTCCACGCGCCGCCGCCGCCGCGGGCGAACTGGGAAAGAGCGCCCATCTTGAGCAGGTTGTCCGCCTTGTCGCCGCCGAAGGCGAGCGAGGCCGCGGCGAGGCGGGCGCCATACTTGGCGTTGTCGCCCATTTCGATGGAGCCGAACTTGCCCTGTCCGGCGTAGCCACGCATGACGCTGAAGACGGCCTGCGCGCGCTGCTTTGCTTCTTCCTCGTTCTTGGCGGCCCCGCCCATCGCCTTGGAGAACTCGCCCGCGGTCTTGACGACGTCGCTGAGGTTGGAGTCCGTGGCAACGGCGAGCTTGGCCATGTCCTGGAGCAGGACACGGCCCGTCGCTAGGTCGCCCGTGATGGCCTGGAAGCCCTTCAAGCCCTCGAGCGCGTCACCCGCCGGCAATGCGCCCACGGCAGCCGCTGCGCGGGCCTCGGCGAGCAGTGCCTTCGGGTCCTGGCGCTGGCCCTGGGCACCCTCCGCGCCAGCCATGTAGGCAGCATTGGAGAGCTTGACGGCCTGGAGCTCCAGGTCCGTGTTGCGCTTGATCGCGCCGCCGACGGACGATTCGAACCCGACGCCCTGGGCGATGGCGGACGCGCCCGCCTTGACCCCGCCCACGACGGCGCGAACGCCGTTGCCAGCGCCACGCACGACCGCGTCACCAACGACGCCACGGAAGGCGCCCTGCGCTGACACGCGCTCGCGGTCGACCCGTGCGGATTCGCGCTCGGCTCGCCGGGCGTCCGTCGCGGCCATTGTGCGCGCCTGTCGCTGGCTCGCCGCTTCAGCTCGGACCCGCTCCGCCTCCACCTTGGCGCGGACCTTGGCCTCCGCCTCCGCGATACGGGTGCGCTCTTTCGACCCGGCAAGCGCCAGGGCTGTGCGAGCGGCTTCGTTCTGCTTGTTCGTCGCGATGTCCGCGGCCATCGCCGCCGACGTGCGTGACAGGTGCGCTTTCAGCGTGGCCATGTCCATGGCCAGCCGCTGCTTTAGGATCGCCGATTGCGCCTTGGACGCCGCCTTCTCCCGAGCCTGTGCCGCGCGCACCTCGTTATCCAGTGCCTGCGAGACCGACTTGGTCATCGCAATCACTTGGTCGGCTCCGCCGATGCGGAAGTCGATTGAGACGGCTGCGCCCATGGCTACCTTTCCAGCGCGGCAGCCTCCCTATCGCGGGAGATCTGCACAGCGCGCATCACGCCGAGGGAGAGGATGGCGTCGGAGTCGGGGAGGCAAGCAAGAGGCGCGCTGCGACCAAAGACGTCACGCAGTATTCGGCAAACGTCTCCAGCTTCCCGCGCGACAAATACGAGAAAGGGCGCTGCAGCGTGGCCTCCGCCACGACCCGCACATACGCCTCCAGCTCTTCCTCGCTCATCTCGCGCAGGTGCGGACCGGACTCCTCGCGCAACGCCGCGTAGGCGCGCGCCAGCGTCGCGATCTCCTCGGACGTGCAGTACTCGCGGATGTCCATCACGCCGTACGGGAAGAACGGCTTTGACGGGTCGTCCGGGTCGCGCGCGGCGATGGCCAGGATCTCGGCGATGCACGCGTTGTGCGCCAGGTCCTCGGGTTGTTCCTCGCTCGTCTTCTGCTGAAGCTTGGCCGCGGCGTACCGGCGGCCAGCAGCGAGGGCGCTGTCTTCCTCTCCGATGGTCAGCACGCGCAGCATGACCTTCTGGAGCGGCTCTCCGGTATCGCGGTCCTCGCGAGGGAAGTCCATCACGAGGTGCGGGATGCGCCCGCGCGAGATCAGCTTCTGCAAGATCTCGCTCGGGGACCGGTCCTGCGGAGGCGCCGCCGTTAGCTTGACGTCGTTGGCGCCACTGGTCGGGACGTTGGCGTCCACGCCGCCTTTGAATCGAGCCATTCTGTCTCCCTCTCTGCGGTAACAGCGTCGACGACTTCACCGGCGAGCCGATCATCGTGATCGAAAACTCCGCCGCCTGGTTCACGCCGTACTTCTGCGAGCACTTGCTCACGAAGCCCTTGAACGTCGTCTTCTGCGAGTGCGCGAAGAGCGTTACCTCCACGACCTTGATGCTCTGCATCTTGTCGAGGAATTCGATCTCCATTCCGGCCACGGGAACGGCGCTGGCGAGCTCCAGCGTGGTCATCTCGGACCCAGGAGAGACGCCGGCGAAGCCGAGCTGCATCGTCTCGATGGGGTTGAGCTTTGGGTCGTGATCGAGCGAGCAGGACGTGGCCATCGCCACCAGCGCGCCGTCCACGAAGATGGCGCCCTTTTCGAACTTTTGCAGAGCCATGACGGCCTCGTTGGGTAAAAAGAAGGCCCTGGCGGTGCGTTCGAGGGAGGGAAAACGCGCCCGCCAGGGCCAGTCAGAAGCGCGAGCGAATGCTGCGCGCGATTGCGATCAGAGCGACGGCGACGACTCGTTCACCAGCGTTGCGTACGCGTTCAGCCAGATGGCCGAGAACAGCGGAAGCGACGTGTCCATGCGGTTTGCGGACACCGCGTTCACGCCCGTGACGATGCTCGCGATGATGGTGGACTCCTTCGCGGGGTCCAGCCATCCGGCGTCGACGTAGTCACGCACCAGCGTTTCCACCGTGCTCTTGACGCGCTTGGGGGTCGCGAACAGGGCGTCGGGCTGCTTGCCCGTGGTGTCCGCGGGGTCCTCGGTGATCTTGGTCCACGACCGCTGCGCCAGGATGGTGCGAAGCTGGTTCGTGAACCGCATCCCGGTCGTGACGATGTTGGTGTTTCGGGCGCGGTAGTCGAAGTTCCCGCTGCCGTCCTTGCAGCGCGTGGTGATGCTGCGCAGGATGCACGCCGTGCCGTTGGGCGCGACCACGATCGGCGTGACGCCGTTGGACAGCATCGACGTCTGGTCCGACGTGTTCGGCGCCGCCGACGCGTTGTACGGCGCCGAGAACGGGTTCACCTGTCCCGGCTTGGTACCGTACATGTTGAAGTTGTACGAGGGGTCGGGGATCTCGAAGAGCGTGCGCACCGCAGCCGCGCCGGCAGCGAGCAGGTAGTGCTCCTCGGGCGACTCCTTCTGCTGCACCAGCTGACCCGGGAAGCGGTTGAGCGAGCTTCCGGACGCCAGCGTGGTCGCCGCCGACACGGACAGAGCCGATCCGAAGATGACCTGCTGGAGGAAGCCGGTCGCCGGCAGCGCCTGCGTCTCGACCTGGTCCATGACCGCGTCCATCGGAGCGGACTCCTGGACGTGCGACACGATGTAATCGAATTTCGTCCCGAGCATCGTCGCCAGCGCCGCCGTGAGCGAGATGGTGCCCGTTCCGATGGCAGCGCCTGCACCCGCTCCCGAGGTCCCGATCGCCGTGTCCGCGGACACCGTCGCGGTGACGTTGGTGGACGCGGTGACCGACGCGCGGAAGCGGATGCTGTTCAGCTCCGTGCCGGGGATCTTGCCGGTGATGGTCAGCACGCCGCTCGCGTTGGTCGCGGTGACCGGAAGCTCGGTGTGCTGATTGATGGCGTTCTTGACGCCAGCCGCGACGGTCGTGGCCGTGTCGCTCGTGTTGTACGCGTACGAGCACGGCACGCCGCAGATCGTCACCGTGGCGACACCGGCCGCCGTCGGGTTGGAACCCGTGGTGAACGCGAAGGTGACCTCGTCGATGGCCGCCGTGCCCGTCGCCGCCGTGGGGCACAGGATGTAGACCTGGACCTGGCTGGCCGGTGCCGTGGCGAAGAACTTCCGCCACATGCGATGCGCGGGCGAGCCTGCGCCCGTCGCGGTGATGACGTCGCTGGCCAGCGTGTACGGCCCGCCGATCTGCGTGTCGACCGTGAGCGTGCCCGCCGACGTCTTCGGTGCGAGGATGAGCAACTTTGTTGGCCCGCCCTGCCCGCTGGAGTCGCCCTGGGCGACCTTGAACTCGGCATAGCTGCCGGGGATGGGGGACGTCGGGTCGATGCCCGTAAGGGGGATGTTGACGGTCATGGATCAGCCCTCGCCCTTCGCCTTGGGGGAAGCCGGCGCGGCCTTGAACGGCACGCCGAGAACGTCTGCGGTGGCCTTGTCGCAGGCCACGAGCTCGCCGAGCGCGACGGCATCGACGAGGCTCTTGCGGTGGGACGCCAGCTCCGCCTTGCTGACGCGCAGCACGTCGTCGCCGGTCAGCTTCCACGCCTCCGCGTCCGCGTCGTAGCTCTTGCCGACTCGCCCGCGACCGCCCGTGAACGGATTGGGCACGTCGACGCCCTCGACGCCGCGAAGCCGCAGCTCGAAAATCTTCGCCATTGGTTGTCTCCGTGCCGTCTGGTCAGACGGTCGTTTCGATTTCGATCGCGTCGTCCAGGATCCCGGCGATGTTGTCGCCAATCCCGACGGCCGCGTTGTGGCCAGCGAACGCCGTTGCGTCCGTGTCGTCGTATTCGTCGCCGATGCGCACGCGAACCGTGGCCATCAGGGCCGGCATGAAGTGCCCGGCGCGCTTCTCGTCCTCGAGAAACCCGATCTCGTATTCCTGCCAGACGACGTCATCCGTTCCGGCTTCGCGCCAGACGCGGGCGCCATCCTGGTAGTTGTCGTCGGACTGCTTCTCGGTCACGCCCACGAGCAGCACGTAGACGGCCCACAAGAGCGGCGTGACGCGGTCAAGCGTGTCGAACGTGGCCGCTGGGAGCACGTAGCAAACGCGGTAGTCGGTCGTGATCTGATCACGCTCCAACGTCTGCCGCGCCATGCTGCCGCCGGTCGGGAATACCGCGAGCAGCGGCGTCGGCAGGACCACCGTGTCCAGAAACGGAACGGGGTCGCATGACACCGTCTTCGCGCACGGACCTGTCTTGCTGCCAGGGTAGGCAGCTTGGTACGCGTCCGCGATGTACGTCTTGATGCACTGCTGCCAGAATGGCAGCGCGCGAGCGAGCCACGGATCGGCGACGTTGACCGTCGGCGTGGCCGCTGAGAGCGGGAAGTGGATCCCGCCAAAGATGATGCCCATCACGCCCCCGCGGCGGCGCGCTGGACTGCGGCCTCGGCCGCAGCCGCAAGGGCCGCGCTGCCGACAACCTGCTCCATGGCCTCGAAGTAGATAGCCTTCGTGCCCGGGTGGTGAACGCGCTTCGCGAAGCGGATGCTACCGTTTGCACGGAACCGCAGCGCCTTGGCGTTCTTCGCCTCGATGGTATGGGCACGCGTGCCCTTGTCGAGAAACGCCGCCACGGGGCTGCTGGAGGCCACCACATAGAACGCGGTGCCCTTCTTCTCACGGGCGAACGACTTGGAGAGCGCGCCCGTGCGGTTCTTCCAATACGTGCCCTTCCGCAGGCGCCGCAACGTGGCCATGGCCGTTTCGGCCGCGGCCTTGTCGGAGAGGCGCTCGACGGTGCGCCCGAAGCGCAGGAGCGGCTCGAGGGTGGCGCGGATCGAGTACATCAGAAATCGCCTCCGTTGCTCGTGCCGTCTGGCGAATCGATCATCAGGCGCGGCCCCGTCGTGGTGACGATGCCGCCCGCTGGACCGTGGCCCTGCGCTGGCGTCGTCTCCGTGATGGCCTGGACGCCAGCGACAAGGTTTCGCAGGAGCGCGTCGCCCATCTCTCGATAGTTGACGCGAGCGCCGTCTCCCGTCGTCCGGACGTACTCCGGCTTCCGGTCGTACATGCGCGCGATGGCGTGAAAGAGCGCCGCTTCCTTGACCTCGGCGGGCGTCGTGGCAAGCGGGTACGTGCCCGGGTAGGCCCTGGACATGTACGAGTCGACCCAGGCGCAGGCGCGGGTGATAACCGCGAGAACGAGCCCTGCGTCCGCCACGCCATCGTTGTCATCGTCGAAGCACGAAATCGTGGCAGCCGCGCCAACGGCGTCTTCGATGTCCGATAGCGTGACGTACGCCATTCACTTCCGCTTTTCGATCGCGCCCGTCTCGAGGAGCGAGAGCATGTCCTCGTCGCACGCCTCAACGACGTCACCGGCCTCGATGTCGAGGCGCCGTCCGTCCTTGCCTGCGCAAGCGACACGGCACAGCGCCACGAACACCTCGGCCTGCGGCTCGGGAGCCGGAGCGGGGGAAGCGCCGGCCGATGCCAGCGCCTTGCCCTTGTCGCTCACTGGTGAGCCCCGGCGATGAGACCGCCGACGTACGCGCTGGTCATCTTCTCGACGTCGTTGTGAACGACGACGAGCTTCTGGCCGCCGCGCCCGCCGCGGTCCTGCATGAAGAACTTCCGCACGAGCCAGCCCGAGACCATCGAGCCGTCCGACGTCTGACCGCCGTTCCAGCGGAACGTGAGCGCGGTGGCAACGTCCTCCTGGTCCTGCGGGGGAATCGACGGAGGCTGGTGCAGCAGCACGACGCTGTTGCCCCAGACGTACGTGAGCGCGGAGCTCGCGATGTACTTCATCTTCGCCGTGTGGATCGGCGGAAGCTTGAAGATGCTCGACAGCTCCATTCCCGACGGCGTCGGCGCGGGCCCGTCCTTGGCGTACAGGTACTTCTGCACCTGCGCGTTGCGGACGAAGTCGTGCTCCACCCGCTCGCTCCACACGATGCCCGTGACGGGCATGTAGGAACTCTCGATGATGGTGTGCAGATCCTTGATCGGATCCGACGTGCTGCCGCCGTTCCACTTCGCCGTGGCGCCGAGGTTCGTGTACAGCGACGAGTCCCAGTTGCCGCTCGTGGTGAGCAGCGTGGCGACGCGGATCTCGCGCTCGAGGCGAAGCGCGTTCATCACGCGCTTGACCGCCGCCATCTCCGGACGCAGGGGGGAATCCGCGTTCGCGATGGTCTCGGTCGGGAGGAACGCGCCGAGGGCGTACGGCACGGTCTGATAGCTCGTGTTGCTCAGGGTCGGATTGACCTCGGGCACAGCGCCACCGTTCGCGCCGCTCGTGGGCTGAACGCGCTTGAACGCGTTCTCCTTGTCCCACGTGTAGTATTTGTCCGTGTCCTTGCCGACGACGAGGACGGGACACGCGATGTCGGCCACGCCGTCGCTGAGCTGATAGCCCGCGGCGTAGTTGGAGAGCGGCGCGGCCTGGTGGACGTCGGACGTGCCGAGATCCATTGCGACCAGCCGCTCGCCGCCGAAGCCGTCACGCATGGTGACCGGCCGGCGGGCCTGCTTCGCCATCTCGCTATACGCGAGCGAGGCGGTGTAGTCGGCAAGAGCCGACATGTCCTCGTCCACCGGCGTCATGCGGCCGATGGTGTTGCCGGCCGCGTCGAAAACGCGACCGTCGGTGAGGTCCAGCATCCCGCCCGGGAAATCCTTGTCGGAGTCCGAAAGGCGGACGACGTTCTTGGGTGCCATGTTCGTGTTTCTCCGGCGCCGTAAGGCGTTCTTCGCGATCTGGAGGAGCACGCGCACCGGATCGCCGTCGGCAGCCGCGTCGTGGAGAGCGATTCCCACCTGCGGCTTCGCCGAGGTCTGGGTGATGACCTTGCCCGAGCTCGTCGGCATCACGACGTCACCGGCGGTGATGGCAGCGCCAGCGGTGCAAACGGCAATGCCGTAGCACTGCACGCGGCCCGTGCCGCCAGATGCGAACGACTCGACGGTTACGCCGAAGGGCATGTCCGTGGAAGCCGCGGTGACGACGACGCCGGCCGGGCTCGCGCCCGACTCCTTGTTGCTGGTGTCGAGCTTGACGACGAGAGCCGCCGCGAGCGTGGTGCTGTACGACTTGACGCCGTACTCACCGCCGACGACGGGCGACCGGCCGTACTGGAAATCGGTTGCCATGGTTCAGACCGCCTTTCGGAGGCGATTGGCCTTGTTGAAGGCAGCCTCGTAGGAGAGCTTCTCTTCGGACATCAGACGCTGTACCGTCGCGGGGAAGGTCTCGCGCGCCTGGACCTGCGGAGCATCGCGCCCCGGGCCCGTGGCGATGTCGCGCATCAGGTGGCGCTTGTCGGCATCCACCTTCGGGGGAACGGACGCGGCGAAGATCGCGGGCTGCGACTTGCGCCAGTCGACCAGCGTGGACCGGCGATCCGAGCAGAACACGCCCTCGAACTTGGTCCCCTTCGCGTTCGCGATGGCCTCGTCGACGTCGTGCTCGGCCGCCTGCGATTCCCACTTGGCGTGGGTATCGCGGAGCGCGCGGTTCTCGCTCTCCAGCTTGGCGATCTTCGCCTCGGCATCGGAGAGGTTGGTGGAGAGCGCAGCGTTCTCGGCCTCGAAGCGGAGGGCCTTGGCGTTGATGCCCGCCTTGTCCTTCTCGAGGTCCGCAACGCGCGCCGAAAGTGCAGTCACTTCGTCGGGATTGGACATGGGGGTTTTCTCCGTCGCGCTCTTCGCGCCTTGAGTCTCGTTGGCGGCAATCGGCTGGCCGCCGGCCGCGGGGGTGTCAGCCATCTCGGCTTCCTCTTCCTCGTCCTCTTCCTCGTCGGAATCGGCCGGGTGCATCTCTTCCAGGTGCTGGTCCATTGCTGCGTCGATCAGCGCCTCGATCACGTCGATGATCTCGGGCCACGTCGCGTGAGCCGGCAGGTTCGCCAGGGACCGAAGCGGCCCCAGGTGATTCATCAGATCGACGCCGTCCACGGTGCCAGCGCCGCCGCGTGCGACCATGTCGCGAAGGTCGGAAAGGCACGACTTGCACGCCGCGGCGGAGGCCAGCGGGTGCATGAACAGCGCCGCCTTGATGCGCGGCATGTACTCGTGCGTGGAGTAGGACGAGAGCGTCAACGGCGCCTCTCCGGCGTCCTTCGCGGCCAGCGGCTTCAGGCCGTCGAGGAAGGGGTTATTCGTGAGCGCACCACTCGTCATGCGGGCGCCCACCGGCTTGCCCGTCACGCGGTCCTTGGCACCGAACCGGATGGCCGGAGAGAAGAACCGATACTGCCCCGCCTTGATGTATTCGCGGGCGAGCGCGCCCCACTCGACGAGGCCCCACAAGCCGCCTTCGCCGCGGTTGTCGAGGTCGACGATCCAGCCCTGCGCGGGAGCGCCGGCAACGGGAATGCTTCCCTCGGTCGGGTCCTGCTCGGACGCGTGCTCGAAGTCGATCGGGATGCGGCGGTTCGACGTGGCGCGGAAGTTCGCGACGATCTCCGTGAACGTCTGGGGCGTCAGCGAGAACTCGCCGGCCGCGTGGCCACGGAAGTGGCCGACCTTGGCCAGCTGGATCCAGACAGCGGGCGAGCCCTTGTCGGCCAGCAGCGCGGAGTCGATCTCCACGCCATCGCCTTGGCCCCACGCCGAGCCGTCGTTCATGTGCCGAATCTCGAAGCGCCCGTGTTGCGGGTGATCGATGGTCAAGCGCATCCCGCGACGCGCGCCCTTGGTACCCTTCATCTTGGCCGCCTTCCGCCGCGCCTTTCGGTTGGGCTCCACGCGCACCGCTCCCGGCTGGTGCACGTCGGCGGTGCCCAGGTCCATCTTGGCAACGGTCATGGTCACAACCCCACGAGTGGACGCGGCACCGAGCGTCGGCCCGGTCGCGCAAAAATCTTCCAGGCCGTCGTGCTGGTGGCGTTGGCCACCGCGCTGATGCGCAGGAACACGAGCGGCCAGCCGTCGACGGAGAGCTCGGTCTCGGACGCGTCGGATGCGAGCGCTGGCGTTGTGATGGCGCCAGAGCCGTTAACGCGACGCGCCCAACGGGCCTGGTCCGCTGCCTGAGCGTCGCGGAACAGCGCCTCGATCGTCATCGTCGGGCCAGTGCCGGCGGTGATGTTCACCTTGACGATGATGGTGTCCCACCCGGTGCAGTCGATTGGACCGCCCGTCGTGCCATCCACCGTCGTCGGGTAGTTCGCGTCGGACAACGTGGCGTTGTCGGCGGCGATGATGGCGGTTGCCGACCTTGCCTTGGTCCATAGACCAGGCGTCAGCGTGCCGTCGATGATGTAGGCCATCTACCGGCCTCAGCTGAACTCGAGGACCAGCACGCCCTTGAGCTGCTGGCCCGACGCCGCCTTCGCCACCGTCAGCGTCACGCAGCCGCCGGCCGGGACCACCGCATTGGCAAGCGCCCCGAGCGACACCGCCGAGAAGGCCGCGAGGTTCGCGCCGCCCGTCGTCTTGCTCGTCTGCGCAACGACCGTGCTGCGCGCGCCGCCAGCGCCGTCACCCTGCTTGATGGTGATCGTCGCGTAGTCGGTATCCGACTGCGTGACTGCCGCGTCTGCGCAGAACTTGACCGCGCTGATCGTGCTCGCCGCCTTGAGCGTGCAAAGAACCTTCTCCGCCGTGGTCGTGTTCGCGGCCGCGTCGTCGATACGGAACGACAGCGACACCGGAGGGTGCACGTGGTCGCTCTTGCTCGCGGTGGCCGCAGCGCCGTCATCACCGGTTCCGGGTCCGGCGGGGGTATCGGTCGACAGCGAGGCGGCCGTCAGGCCCTCGATGTCGGCCTTCGCCGCCGCGAACTGGTCGGACACAGCGTCACACATTGCCTGCGTGTTGGCGCCAAGCGTCTGGCGGTTCGGTACGGTGATGGTCGAAGTGGCCATGGTCGTTTCCTCAGTTCAGAGCCGGCTTGACGGGCTCTTCCGTCGCGTCTTCGGCCTTGGTGTCCTGCTCGTCTTCGGGAGCCGTCCGTGGCTCACCTGGAGGCATCGCCGACTCCTCTGGAGTCAGGTTCTCGCCAGCGTTCAGCGCCTCGAGATCGCGCACGGCCACCGGGGATAGCGGCACGAGCCGCCGCCCGTTGGTGGCGTCGCGCGACACAAGCGGGATGCCCACGCGTTCCGCCAACGCGTCGGCGTCAACGGGGGCGCCGCGGTCAGCAAGGATCGCGGCCACGTCCACGAGGCTCTTCGGGTCCGGCTCGTCCTCGACGATGATCGAGACCTTCGGTAGCAGGTGCAGCTTGTCCGGCCAGTTGAGGCGGACGATGGTGGCTACGAGCTGCCACCGGAGGCACTCTGCGATCGACTCAGCGTCGGACTGCGCCACGCGCATCGCGCCGCGCTCCTGCACCGCTCCGAGGGCCCGCGTTCCTTTGCTGCCGGCCTCGGTCGTGAGCGTCTGCGTCAGGACCGACTTGCTGATTTCCGCGTTGCACACCGAGACGAGCTCGTGGAAAGGATTCTCCCCGCTCGCGCCTGTCAGGATGCGCTCCATCGTCACCTTGACGCTGTCGGGCAGCGCCGCGGCCGATGCCGTCCCGGCGCCAAGCGCGCGCACCGTCAGGTCCAGGCTTTCGATATCGTCGTTGCTGGCGACACGCGGGCCTGATTCCTTGTTGCCCGTTGCGTAGTACCCCAGCACCCAAGGCTTGCCGAAGCGCTCGGCGGAGGACGCGAACCCTCGCATCCCCATGAGCTTCATCGCCATGTACCAGACGATGTTCCGGCCGATGCCCTCGCGCGTCGGGTAGTCGCCGCGAAGCTGCGGTGTGAAGACAATGAACTTCCCCGGGTAGTCCGCGGGGTTGATTCCGAACATCCGCGACGTCGGGTCCTTCCAGACGTCCAGGCTGCGCACCTGGCCCTGGTCCCAGATCGCAATGTCCCACGAGTCGGGATGCGGGAAGTTGAGCCGCCGCGAGTGGATGAAGTGCAGCCGCGACGGGCGCCACATTCCGTCGTTGGTCCACGACACCTCGACAGCCGACACGCCGTAGTAGATTGCCCACAGCAGCGACCCAATGGCCCCGCGCAGGTCGACGATTCGCCGCAGCGCCGCCTCTACCTGCTTGGCAACATCCTCGGCGTCTTCGCGCTCCGAGTCGTCGCAATCTGCTGGCAGCACCTCGACGCGCCCGCCAGCAACGGCCTGGATGCGGGAGGTGAGAACGCCTTGCGTGTGCGTGTCGCGCTCGAGAAGCTCGTTCAGGAGATCGACAAACTCGCGCCGGTAGCCAGTCGTGCAGGTGCGCAGGACCGACGAGACGTACTGTAGGGTGATGCCGCTGCCGATGACCACCGGGTAGCGGTCATTGACGGGCCAGGGCGCGTTACGCGCTTCGGGCGCTTCGGGGGCCCGCGTGAACGGGTCTCGCATCACGAGACCGGCCCGCGTCGCGGCGGTGAAGTCGTCGTCAGAAAGTGCCATGGGGCTCCCGGCGCGGACGCCCGTTCACATTCCGATGGGGCTCGAGTCCAGGTTGGACGTCAGGAGACGGGCCTTGGACCGTTCGCTCCCGCCATCGACCGCCTGCGTCCGCGTCACCGCGGCGACTGCGAGCATTGCGGCCCACGCTCGGTCACCGTGACCCGTCACCGTGCGCGGCGTCTCAAACGACAGCTTCCCGCCGCTCGCGGCCTTCGCCTTGATGCTAGTAAGTTCCATCCGCAGCGCGCGGGCCTGGTCGGCGTTCTCGCCGCCGTCTGACCACACACGAAGGCGCCCGGACTCCAGCTCCTTGCGGAACGTGACGGCCAGCTCTTCCTTGCTGTCCTGCGAGAAGTCGACGCCCTTGCACTTGGACGACCACTTGCGCTCGAGATGGTCGGACAGGTCGCGCCCGATGCCGCCGCGGTCAATCAGGCACCGCGCCAGCTTCCCTGTCGACAACTGCGACACGATGCGGTCGCGCTGGTCATCCATGTGCATCCCGCGTAGCGCGGTGATGCCCACGATCCAGATCACGTCACCGAGGCGCTTGCACTCGACGATGCACGTCAGGTCGTTCGTGCGCCCGATGTCGATTCCGTAGAAGTTCGGCTCGCGGGCTAGCGACTCGGGAAGCTCTTCGCGCTCGGCGCCGACGAGCAACTCCGGGTCGAAGAAGCACGCGCCGCCGCGTAGCCACTGACACTCGTACTCCGTCGCGAAGATTTCAGCGAGCGCACACTCCGCTCGCGTCTGTTCGACGTCGATCGGAAAGCCGGCCGCCTTCGCCGTATAGATGTCGACGGTCTGACGCTGGAATCCAAGCGTCTCGTCGGTGAAAATCTTATGCGGGAAGCCGCCGTGTGTCCACGGGGTCGTTACCGCCATTAGCGGGTATCCGCGAGGCTCTTTCAGCGTCGCGGCCGCAATGTTCTTGGCGGCGCCCCACACCTCGTCTGGGCGCTGGTAGAACGCGAACTCGTCGAAGATGACCGCGCCCGTGTACGTACGCAGCGAGCTCGGTTTGCACGGCAGCGCGCGAATCGTGGCGCCCGTCTCAAACTCAATGCTCGTGGCCTTGACCGTCGCGGCGTACCGCGGGTCTCGGCCCTTGGCGCGGTCGACGAAGTCGCCAATCTCCGCCAGGACGTTCTTGGCCTGCGCGGTCGTCGCGCTCACCACGTTGACGTCGATCGGGAGAACGTCGGTCAGCGTGTCGCCGCGCCACTCGTACCCGGCGGCGAGGTTCGCGGCGTCAACGGCGCACGCGGTACTACCGCCAATCCTCCGGGCCTTCAGGAGAGTCTTCGGCCACGCCTTCGTCTCGCCCGTCGGGGTCGTCCTGTACCGCGGCAGGCGTACCCACTCCCGCTGATACGACGACAGCCGCATCGGCTTCGGGGACGGGTTCGCCATGTACGGTGATCGCTTTCGGCTCGTCCGCGCCCATCAGCTCATCCATGATGGGGCTTCTCACCGGCTGCCCGACGTTGATCGTCAGGTGCGGGACGGCCTTCTCTTCGGTCGCTACGCCGCTGATCTGCGCCGCGGCCAGCACGGCCTTCGTCATCGCCTCGGACGCCTTGGCGGGGCTGCCACGCTCGCAGGCCAGCTCCATCTCGGCTACCCCGTAGGCGTGTTCCAGCTTGTCGAGGAAGCGCGCCCGCAAGAGCGGCTTGTTGAGCGCCGCCTTGTTGGCCCTCGACGCCTCGGCGCTGAGGTGGCGCACGTGGCCCTCGGAGATGCCCCAGGCTCCAGCCAGAACCGGGAGAAGGCGCTTGTGCCAGCGGTCGGCCAGCATCAACTCGCGCACGAACATCACCCGAGCCGGCATCGTCTCGGCCTCGCGCGCTGAGATCGCCACGTCCTCCGGCTCGTCGTCGAACCCGTCGCCCGGCGGAAGCGCAATCATCGCCACCTGTCAATCACCCTGCGCAGGCACCAGCCGGTCTATCCGCAGCCGATGCTCGTCCACCGTGACCACCCAGCAGTCCGCGCACTCCTCGGCGTGGTACCGCGTCACCGTCACCCGCTGGCCATCGCTGGTCAGCCAGTGCGGTTCCGCCCACGTCTGCCGGGTCAATCTGTTTTGCTTGTCGAGGACGCCGCAGACCCCAGGAATCTCCGCCGCGTCGGCGATGATCTCTTCCCTGGCGAGGTCCACGCTCATGGCGTCCACCGGGTAGGCCGGGCGCGCGAGGCGCAGCGTCGGGCCCATACCTATATGCGGGCGGTTCGTCATCGTGCGCTATCCTGCGTCATTCTCCGCCCAACATCGCGCGCGTCTCAAGAGCCCTAACCCTGCGACGAAGCGCGGCGATTTCGTCTTTCAGCAGCCCCACCGCTGAAGTCAACAGAGTTACGCCCTCGTCGCGCTTGTCGAAGAACTCGGGACAGTGCTGGCGCAGCACTGGCAGCGTCACAAAGAACGTCGGCCTCGTCGCCGAGCCACGGCGAATCAGGAACGGCCCGTCCTGGGCTTCCCGCGCGCGCAGGTACCGCCGGGCCGTCTCCGCCGGTCGCCCGCCCACGAAGCCCATCAGGGCCGCCGCCTTGCCCATGCTCAGCGGCGGGTAAAGCCTCGCCGCCACCAATGACCTCGTCGGCGAGCGCACGCATCTCGTCCACTCGCGGACGGTGCCTCTTCGGGGTGCGCCGGATGTCGATCACGTCCTGGTACGCGTCGCGCGCACGGCGGAGCGACATCTCGCACTGTGCGCGGATGCTCTTGATCTCTGCCTTGGCCGCCGCCCGTCGTGCGTTCGCTTCGGCCTTGGCTGCCGCCTGGGACGCCCTGTCGGGCGCGGCAGGCACTGGCACCGCGTGCAGGTCCGCAAACGCCTGCATGGCCGTCCTGGCGTGACGCAGCAGCACCACCGGCGCGAGGTCTCCGAACTCCGTCTCGAGCGGAGAGAGCAGGTCCAACACCGGGTCGCCATGGTCGCGGATGCGCGACGCCGCCGCCATCGTCAGCCCCACCACCACCTTCCCGTTTCGGACGGTGACCTCGGCGTCGGGCGCGTACGGAGCGTTGGGCGAATCGTCGTGGTACGACCGACGGCGCGCCTTCATGTTCTGCGACCGAGCCGGCGAGTAGTACGCGCGGAGGACGGACAGGTGCGGCTCGGGTACGCCTGCGAGAACGCCGCGCACGCGGATCTGGCGGAGCCTCGGTGTCTCCCGTCCCGCCCACACGCGATCCACCTGCGCGGACGTCGGCTGGGCGATGGTTCCGCCGTCCTTGCTGGCGCCCGTCATCATCAGCGCCACGAACGCCTCGAAGCCAGACCGAACGCCGAGCTCGCCAGCGGCCTCCGCGAAGTAGAACCGAAGATCCATGTCACTGCTTACGGGGAATCGTCGCATCGCGCCTCCACATTCACCGTAAGCACGCCAGCGAGAACGCGTTCACGCTCGTCGGCTCCGCGCTCGTTCATCGCCTTCGCCAGGAAGCGCGCCACGACGTCCGCCGTGTCACCACGACAGACGGGCAACGTCCACTCCTCATTGCCGATGCGCAGGACGGCCATGCGCGGGCCAGATGCAACCCATTGGCGGAGAAGATTCCTCACCAGCCCTCGTCCTCCTCGTCAAACTCGTAGCGTTCCCAGCGCGCCTCTTGCTCCGCGGTCGGTGTCACATCGGCGCCACAACGGCACAGGATTCGATCCGGCGTCAGGTAGTGGTCGAGCACCTCGCCGCACGCATTGCACTGGATCAGGAAGTGATCGTCGAAGCAGGTGTCGCAGTCGGTGCGACCAATGACGCGCCCCGGATCGCTCACAGCTGCACCCTAGCCGCGCCCATCCACCCCGGAACGGGCCCGACCTTCACCGTGATTCTGTCGGATTCGATCGCCTGCACGATGCCGACGAGGTTGTGCTTCTCACCCGGCATCATGACCGTGATGTGCACGGAGTCGCCGACGCGCATGGGACGGTCGGTGGCTACGGTGAACACTTCGTCTCGTACTACAGGCATCATGTCCTCGTCCCACGGAGGAACGTAGTCATCCCACGTCCCGCTCGCGCACCGCTGGCCACGGTCGTACACGCCGTAACGGACTTTCACCACGCCATCGCCTCCAGCACCCTCTCGGTTGCCGCCTTCGCCTCATCCTCGCTCTTGCCGCGCTCGACGAAGTGCCGCGACAGCGCCGCGCGGCACTCGGCAAGGTCATCGTCGGAGATGGCGTGCGCGTCACCGAGCGCCGCCAGCTTGGCCAACAGCGGCGACCCCACCGCGCTCCCGAGTTTCATCACCTCCGCACCCCATCCGCAAACCGACGCAGCGCCGCATCGCGGTTCTCGGGCTTGGCCTTTGGCGCGACGTAGAACGGTGCCATGGCCATCGCCGCCTTGAACTTGGCATCCTCCACGTCCTCGGAGAGACCCTGCAAGCGTGCGTACGGCGCCACATTGGTTACCACATTCAGCACGGGCCCGATGCCATCGATGGCGTACGAAACGCGCAGCGACGTGGACCCTGGCCCGTTCATGCCGCCTTCCAGGTCCCACGTCACCCGCGCCGCCGGATGCCACGCGCGCCACTCGGTGACGACGCGCTCCAGCGCCAAGCCCCACACGACGGCCGTTGCGAGGTTGGCAAGCGGGGAGAGGTCGTAGGTGCGCGCGGGCTTCGCCGTCAGCAGCGGCGAGTCGAGGAAGACAGGGTGTTCGATCGCCAGTGGGCCCTTCGGCGCCGAGGCCGATGACACGCGGCCGCCGTCTTCAAAGTCGCGCTGGTCCATCGCAATCTGAAACCCATCCTCGACACGAAACGGCTTGCCAAACACGCCGCGCGTCCACCCAGCTGGCGCGCGCATAATCCAGCTGACGACCTCCCCGGACTCGTCGACATTACCGACGAACGCGCCGCACAGCCCCATCATCGGATTCCAGTCGAGCCGCGCCAGCCCGCGATCGTCTCTGTCGCGCAGTATCACGATGCATTGCACAACGTTGATCATGGTGCCTTCCTCCGCTTCCCCCGCCGCTTGACGCCCTCGGTAGCCAGCAGCGCGTTGACCACCTGCCCGTCCGTGATGGCCTTCCACGCCACTGCGCCCGCCTTCGCGTTCTCCGATACGTCGTGGTCGGGCTCGTTGCGGTCGTCCGCCGGGGCCATGGCGCCGGCGCATGTGTAGGGTTTCGGCATCACTCCTCCAGGCTCGACGGCAGCGACGCACCATGACGGTCCGCGACGCCTTCCGATTCACGATAAGCACGCTGCGCGGCGGCGCTTCGGAGTAGCTTCCGCAGGGCGCTCGTCTCCGCCTCGTGAATCGCGTTGCGAGTCACCCCGAGAACGCTCGCTACCTGCTCCAGCGTCATCGCGCCGACTTCGGCGAAGGCGAGCGAGCACCCGAGCTCTGCGCCTGCGTGGCCATGGCGCAGGTGATGGCGACACGCCTCGTGCTGGCATCCGTTGCGGTCGGGAGGGCACGCGTGCGGATGCATGTCGGGATGCAGCGGCACGACGCGGGCGCGCGATGGGTCGGCGACGGCGACGGCCTTGGCGCGCGTCACGGCGTCCACTCCAATCGCACTTCGACGGCGTACTCTCCCGCCGCCCCACGCCGCTGGTCGTACGTCCACGCAATCCCGCCCTTCCCGTCGTCTTTCCCGAGCCAGTCGGAGATCCCGTCGACGACGTGCTTGCAGCTTGCCGGTAGCCCATCATGCGCATCCAGCCCGCTGCTGGGCGCGATGCGCGTCAGCTTCACCGCGTGCACCCGCTGCGTCGGGATTCGCGTCCGCGTCGCCAGCGCCAGCATGTGGGCCATCGTGGCGCCCCGTTGCTCCTTGGCGCGTCGTTGCCGCGCACGCCAGTGTTTGTGGTCGTTCAGCTCGTTGACGGTGCGAATGGGCAGCGTCGCGATAGCGAAGGGCGCGGTCACGGCACCACCGGAGTCCCATCGGCTCGGACGGAGCGGGCGCGGTAGGCGATGACGTCAGGCGAGAACGCTATGCTGTAAGCCGATTCGCGTGACATAAGGTCGGCCGTCAGGGGTGACTGCAGCCATCTCCACCCATGGAACCACACATGAGAATCCGCTCTAACGACCCATCGCTCCTCCCTGCACGCTCTCTCCCACGTTTCCCGCTCGCCTGGTAGCAATGCTCGCTTGCTCATCGCGTCCTCCGCCGCGGGCGCTTAGGCGTGTCCTGCAGCCCGACCTCCATCACGGTCATGTCCGCCATCCGAACGCCGCCGAGCGTCTCTCCAGCATGACTAAGAAGCATCTGGAGCGCCTTCCTCGCGATTTTGTTACCGACTCCGCTGATCTCGATCTTTCCGAGGTCTTTCCGATCGGGCACCTCGAAGATCGCGTCCATCTGTACTCGCAGGTATCTCATTCCGCCGCTCCCTTCTTCTCGCTGCTCGCCTCGTCCCACGCCTCCAGCACCGCGCGCACTAGGCTCTCGCTCGCTCCGTACCCGAGTACCGTCGACGCCCGTGGCGGTTGCTTCGCGAACAAGCTGGCCTGTCGCTTGTGCACTACGAATATACGCACGGAATACTCGTTGGCATCGTCTGGCCCCGTGACCGACATGCGCCATCGTCGTTGACGTAGTCGTGCGTCGACGGCGCGTAGGGTGTCGAGCTGATCGGGGGATGTGGGGGTGGGGGCTTGGGTCATTGGTGTCCGCCTTCCAGGTTGTCAAACCGCGTGGACCCAGAGGCGAACGCCACCTTGACGGTGCCCGTCGGGCCATTGCGCTGCTTGGCGATCAGCACTTCGCTGACGCCCTTCTCCTGCGTATTCGGGTTGTACATCTCGTCGCGGTACAGGAACGCCACCAGGTCCGCGTCCTGCTCCAGCGCGCCGCTTTCGCGCAGGTCGGACAGCATCGGCCGCTTGTCCGCTCGCTCCTCGCACTTTCGCGACAGCTGCGCTAGCGCCACCACGCACACACCAAGCTGCTTTGCCATCCGCTTCAAACCCTTGCTGATGGCGGCGAGCTCCTGCTCCCGCGTGTCGCTCTTCCGCTGCCGCCCATCGGATCGCATGAGCTGCAGGTAGTCGACGATGACCACGCCGAGCTTGGCCGGCCGGTCGTACTTCGATGCCTCCACGCGCGTCTTCGCAAGCTGCGACTGGCGAGCGAGGTCTGCCGCGCCGTCGACGTCCTCGGCGAAATGCATCGGCAACGTCGACAGATACTGCGCCGCCTGCGTCATGTGGTCCCAGTTGATGCCGACGCCGTGGCGGAGACAGCCGAGGTTCTGCCGCGATTCCATTGCTGCGAGCCGCGAACCGAACTGGTCCAGTGGCATCTCGAGCGAGAAGAAGGCGACACCCGTGCGCGTATCGCGTGTCTCGTCCGCCGCTGCCTCCACGGCCATCTTGGTCGCAAACGACGTCTTGCCCATGCCCGGACGACCGGCGACGATCCACAGGTCGCCCGCGTGCATCCCGCTCGTGGCCTGGTCCAGGTCGCGCAGGCCTGTTGTGATGCCGGCAAGCTGTCCGGACTTCGCCCGAGCCTCGGCTTCGATGATGCGGCGGAAGGAGTCGGAGATCACGTCCTTGACGTGCACGAGCTTCGTGCTGGACACGCTCGCCGACCGGCTCGACAGGCGCCCGATGATCTCATCGATCCACTCCTGCGCGTCGCGCCCTTGGTCGCCCTCACGCATAGCTTCGCCGAGGTCGCGGGTCGTTTCGCGGATGAGCCAGTGCCGACGCACACGTGCGCCAACGTCGTCGGGGCGGAGTGACACAGCAGCAGACTCGACCTGCTCCAGCGCCTTGACGACATCGGCCCCGAGCTTGCCCGCTTGCCGGAGGTGTGACCGAACGCCAGCGGCCCGGACGTCGCGGCCCTGCTCGGCCAGAACGACGATGGCATCCCAGATGGCCCGGTGTTCGGTTCGGGATAGCATCTCGGCTCGGACGACCGCGAGCCAGTCCTGGACCCGTTCGCCGTTGCGGTGCATCGCCGAGGCCATGGCGATCTGTTCGGCCTCCAGGTCGTGGGCGGGGAGTCTTTCGCTCACGTGGCCTCCCAAGGCTGTTTGGGGAACGGACGGTGGTAGGGTGGCGGGGTACCAGGCAAACCGCCTCCTGGGCCGTTGTGAGGCGAAGGACGGGCCAGGAACGCGCGCCATGGCCACCCGACGCAGAACTTCGCCTGCTCGGTACCTCGGACGCTGGACACCCACCCGAGTACGTCGGCGTCCAGCCTGGCCACGTACGCGGCCCATGTTTCGCCTCTTGTTTTCGCCTGCTTCCAGCGGCCGGCCATGGCGTTCACGACGTCAGGCCGGAGCCGCTGGTCGTACCCGATGGCGTCGGGCTGCTTGGCCTCGGCCAGCCGCAGGGCCCGAAACCACGCCACGTCGGCGGCGCCCTCCGGCGGGAGGGGTTCGGGCTCGACCGGAGGTGGTCCGCCCCCCTTGGGGGGCATAGGGGGAATGGACTCGGACTCGGACTCGGACTCGGGGAGAAGCTTCGCGGCGATTCCGGAATCACTTTGAAGTCGTGTTGAAGTCGGGTTGAAGTCTGACTTCACGTCGACTTCATTTCGTTTCTGACGCTCCCTCCAGCCTCTCAACTGGCTCTTCTTCTTTTCCAGCTTAGCCAGCGTAACTGCACGGCTTTCGTAGAACTCGAGGTAGTCGTGGATGAGGTAGGCGCCTCCGTCGGCTCGGTCCCAAAGGCCGGCGGACACCAGCGCGTCGACGTACGCCATGTGATCACGCTTGCGCGTGAACGTGGGCAGCGCCTCGGAGGGAAGTCGACCGTCAGTCAGATGTTTTCTGGCGTACTGCGTCCCCTTGACCCAGAAGTGGACCACTCCCTCGTCGCTCTTGGCGATGGCGGCGAGCATCTTCGGGTGGTCCAACAGGTCGTCATCGAGCTTGACCCAGCCCATCAGTGCGCCCCCCGCTTCTCCCTGGCGACGGCCACGGCGCTATCCGGAGGCGTACGGTCGATCACCCGCTCAGCCTTGGCGCTCGCCGCGTCGATGGCCGGGTGGAGCTGGCGCCAGGACGCGAAGCGCTCGTGGTTGTCCAGGTGCTCGGTCAGCTCGTCCAGGCGACCGTGCTCGGCCAGCCCGGCCGCCTTGCCGATGAATCGCGAGAGCACCGTCAAGGTCTGGTGCGCGGTCGTGATCGCTTGGGCGACGAGGAAGGTCTCCCGTTGCCCCGCGTAGTCTCTGGAGTATGTGTCGCGCAGCTCCAGCACTGTGTCTCTTGTCTCGTCCAACAGGACGAGGAGCGCGTTCATGGCTGTCGTTGTCGTGGCTCTCGTCTCGCTCATCGCCTCTCCTTCCGCGTCGTCCCGAGCAGCCGCTGCCGCTCCCGCAGATCACCGATTGCCCGGGTCAGCCCGAGTTGCATCGCCTCGATCAGCGTCGCCTCGCCGACGTCCGCCGCCGCGTCCTTGAGCGGCTCCAGCGACAGGATGGCAGCCATGGCGACGGCACACGCTGGCTCCGTTTGTGACGGACTTTGTGCCACGAGGCGTATCTCCGGCAGCGTCGTGGCCTCCGACGGGTAGCGCCGCGGGGTCACTGGACGCCCTTTCGGTCCATGACGCTGACAAGTCCGCAGCGCTCCGCCCAAGCCCGCCAC